CGATGATAATGACGCACTTTCTCCTTCTGAAAAAGCAATCACCGATGGCTTAGGGAATGTTTCGGCAATCTCACTTAGCACTGATAATTTACAAATTACGGGCGGTTTAAAAGATTTTACTGGTGAGCTGGGAACGCCCGGCCAGTTCTTGTCTTCTACTGGAATTGGAACGGATTGGGTAGATGTGGTCATCCCTGCGGGAGTATTTGAAGAAGGCTCATATTTTTTTGCTATTCAACAAGGGGGGGGTGCGGATGCAACCGCATCAGGAGAGTATTCTTTTGCTATGGGTTCATCTGAAGCACTTGGACCTTATGCAAGAGCATTTGGTGAACATTCAGTAGCAGGTGATGGTATGAGTTATCATGCAACAGCCTCAGGATACTATACTACTGGTTCAGGCAATTACGCTACGGCATCAGGAAGATACGCAACCGCATCAGCAAATTACTCTACGGCATCGGGCTATAATGTTACCGCTTCAGGCGCTTATTCTTTTGCGTTTGGTAAAGAAACAACCGCCTCTGCTAATTATTCAGTTGCAATGGGGTCGGGAACAACCGCCTCAGGTGATTATTCAATCGCGATTGGCGTAGGCGCTACTGCCTCCGCGTTTTATGGTATTGCTATTGGACAATATGTTACCGCTTCAGGTTATGGGCCAAGTATTGTTTTAGGTGACTACGCTACCGCTTCAGGTTCTTATGCTACTTCTTTAAATGGTGTTGCTTCGGGTGGCCGTTCTTTTGCGGTGGAAGGTACTGCAAGCGGCTATGCATCCCTTGCTATGGGATTGAATTCAACCGCCTCAGGTTATTATTCTTTCGCAGTTAGTGGTGGTCAAGCCACGGGGGGTCTCTCTATGGCTACTCAGACGGGTTCGGCTCAAGGTCACGCCTCTATTGCATTAGGATATGCTTCTCGCGCAGGAGACTCTGACGGAGGTTCTCCCTATGGTGATGGTCAAATTGCCATTGGAACAAACTCATACGCTTATGGTCAGTTCGGTATGGCTCTTGGCAGTAACGCTTTTGGCAATACTACGGCTTCGGGCTATGGTGCAATTGCCATTGGTGGATATTCTACTGCATCGGGGAGTTACTCTATTGCTATTCAAGGTACTGCATCGGGAGATAATTCCGTAGCAATAAATGGTGGAACCGCATCGGGATACTACTCGGTAGCGATACAATCAGGTTATGGTCCTTGCGAGGCATCAGGTGAGCAATCTTTCGCTATTGGTGTATCTTGTTTAGCAAGTGGCGATTACTCAGGAGTAATTGGAAATGGCGTAGCAAGTCACCAAAGCGCCATCTGCATCAACGCAAATAGTAACCGAGAGAGTGCCGTGTTCGTGAATCAACTATCTATCATGAGCATCCCAACCTCTGCCGCAGGTCTTCCTTCAGGAGCCGTATGGCGCAACGGAACCGTTCTCAACATCGTAGCATAATAAATAAACAAAAACGAAATGTCTAATTTTTCCACTATCCACATCTTCGGAACTACCATTGCTCAAATCATTGGTAAAGACTTAAACAAGCAAGTTCCACAAGCATCACTTACTACTCTTGCAGATGTAGTAGCGGATGTCAAGTCAAAGCGTCCCGCTGACAAGCCTGAGGTTGACCACCATGTCATCCACATCTTTGCTCACGGCAAGGTTGCGTACCAAGTTAAAAAAGATGGTTACCGCTTTGACCTCGCTGACCTTGATGCTACTAAATTGGAGGCATTGGTTGCTGAGATGATTGCCTACACCGCATAATTTTATGCAGGTATTCTTTCAAAGTTCTTTGCCTCGTAGTGGCTCAACGCTATTGCAGAACATCTTAGGGCAGAACCCTGAATTCTATGTAACCCCCACTTCGGGGGTTTTAGAATTGCTATACATGGCAAGAGGTTACTATTCTAATGGTGCTGAGTTTAAGGCTCAAGACCCCGCGCTTATGCGTAGTGGTTTCTTGAACCTCTGCAAGGAGGGCATGGAGGGTTTCTACAAGGGCGTTACCGACAAGCCGTATGTCATGGATAAAAGCAGAGGCTGGGGAGTCCACTACGGATTTCTTAACGCCTTCTACCCTGATCCAAAGATTGTCTGCATGATTCGTGACCCGCGAGACATCTTTGCCTCCATGGAGAAAAACTACCGCAAGTCACCTGAGCTTGACTCCGGATTGATTGACTGGGCAAAGGGGCAGAACACAACAACCGAGAAGCGCGTTCAGTATTGGTCAACGACACCACCTGTAGGTATGGCGTTTGAGCGTTTGCTTCAAATGTTCAAGGAGGGCGTAGGGCAGAAGATTCACTTTATCAAGTACGAGAATCTATGCATTGACCCCGTTGGAGAGATGAATAAACTCTATGAGTTCTTGGGGGTTGATGGGTATGCTCACGACTTTGATAACGTGGAGCAGATAACTAAAGAGGACGATTCTGTGTACGGTATATATGGGGACCACAACATCCGCAGCAAGGTAACCCCGCTAGTTAGTAGCGCACAGGAGTTGCTTGGATTGCCGATATGCAATCAGATAAAGGAACAATATAAATGGTTTTACGATACCTTTAACTACTGACAATAAGCCCGAAAAGAAGCTTTTTATTTGTATTATCTTTGCCTAATAAGAGCTCAATGTAATTAAATATGAAAATTTTTCAAACTATAAAGAATAAGATCATGGCTTTTGCTGACATCTTCAAAGACAGTAACGATTACAACGAGAAAACCATTATTGGGTTTATCTCATTCGCAGTAATGATTCTAGTGATGATTGCTGACGTTATCACGGGCTGGGTGGGCAAAGACCTTGTAGTAAATGAGTTCATCTACAATTCTTTCCTGTTTGTTACATTGGGTTCCTTCGGTATTGCAGGACTTGAAAAGTTCGCTAAGAAATGACCAAGGTTACTGAAGTAGGAGAAGACACGGTTCTTGGTGTAAGCCTCAAGACACTGATTGCCTTGGCCATTGGCCTGTCCGTTGCTGTGGGAATGTACTACGACGTTAAGGGAGAGATTGAGATTGCAAAGCAGTTGCCCGAACCCGCAGTATCAAGAACAGAATTTGACCTCAAAGATGAGTTGGTGCGTTCTACGATTATGTCTAACGCTAAAAACATTGAAGAGATGAAAAAGCAGTTAGATAAGATTGAGAACCGCTTATTTGAAATCCGATGAAAGCTTGGTTTGTAGCTTCGTTATTCCTCTTATCCTTTACATATCAACCAGAAGGCAAGAGCGTAATTGAGTTCAATGCGAAATTCAATACAAAGAACGGCTACAAAGATTTAGGCAAGTTGCAGAATGCAAAACTCTACCGAGTGGACATTGAGGCAAAGCCCCATTTAAAGGACAAGTTTAAGATTAAGAGCGTTCCTACTTTGATTCTATTCAGAGATGGAGAGGAGATGTGGCGATGGGAAGCGGGGATTGATATGAGGCTCCACACCCACCACCTTGACATTCAAGATGCAATAAATCGTTTCTAATGGCAAAACTACAGACAGCAACAAGCTACGTTAGCAAAAGCAAAAAGCGAGGCAAGCACTCAAAAAGCTCGTCCTGCAATAAGGCTAGCAAGAATTACACAAAACCATACAAAGGACAGGGGCGATGAAACTATCTGAAAACTTTACCCTTGCCGAGCTAACAAAAAGCTCCACGGCTACGCGCCTTGGCATTGACAACTCTCCAAACCCGGAGCAGCTGGAAAATCTAGTTGAGCTTTGTCATAAGGTTTTACAGCCACTTCGCGAAGCTATTGGACCTATCAATATCTCCAGCGGCCTGCGTGTTCCTGCGTTAAATAAGGCCATCGGAGGGAGCGCAACATCCCAGCACTGCGCTATCAATGGTGCGGCGGCAGACATTGACATCGCCGACAACAAGAAGGCCTTCGACTACATTAAGGACAACATCGAATTCGATCAACTTATCTGGGAGTTTGGTAACGACAAGCAGCCAGACTGGGTGCATGTAAGCTATCGCCTTGACAATAACCGTGGTCAGATTCTTCGTGCCGTAAAGAAGAACGGGAAAACAGCTTACGTCAATTTTAAATGAAATGCCCAGCTTATTTCTTGTCAATCCTTTTACTAACTGGATGCTCCGCCGAATGGCATCTATCAAAAGCCGTAAGCAAGAACCCGCAATTAATGAAGTCAATGACGATGACTGTCACGGACACGGTTGTTACCGAGCCGATTGCTGTCAGGGATACGGTCACCATCTCACAGGTGGACACGGTAGAGATAGTAAAGGACAGGTTCCGAGTCAAGATTATGCGGAGCTACGACACCCTTATAATCGATGGAGGCTGTGATGCCGATACAATTGTACGCACTATTAGCGTTGCTGTCCCTCAACTGGTTGTTGGGGAAACTCGATTTCAGCGAGTTCAGCGATATACATTTTGGGGACTTGTCGTGCTGTTGCTGATTGCAATATCTTTGGCCATTATAAGGAAGAGCCTTTTTAAAATTTAGTATCTTTGTCTCTTAAGATAACATCACATGGCAAAGATTAGCACATACCCGGTAGTATCCCCAGAGGGTTCTGATATTATTGTTGGAAGCGATACGGGGAGTAGCAACTCCACTAAGAATTTCACGGCGCAATCTATTGCGGACCTTTATGTAGAGGTTCCTAACACTCTTCAGCAGGTTCTTGATGCCGGCAACTCCGCCACTAATAATATTATTCTTGAAGGAGACATAGAGGTTAATCGCCTTACGCTTTTGAATGGACCGGATGTCACTGATGTTGGCCAGATGGGCTGGAACTCTACCGACGGAACGGCTAACCTGCGCCTTATGGGCGGTAATGTTACTTTACAGATTGGTCAGGAGCAAGTTACTCGCGTAGTGAATAAGTCTGGAGTCAACCTAACTCAGGCAGGGTATCAGGTAGTAAAAATTCTTGGCGCTCAGGGAAACCGTCTCTCCGTATCTCGCGCAATGGCAGACTCAGATGCAAACAGTATCGAAACACTTGGCATTGTAACTGAAAACATTAGCAATAATTCACAGGGGTATATTACCAGCTCTGGCTTGGTTCGTGACATCAACACCACGGGGGCTCTTCAAGGCGAAAGCTGGATGGAGGGAGACGTGCTGTATTTGTCACCAACTGTTATGGGTGGCATCACTAATGTGAAGCCAATCGCTCCACAGCATATAGTTATTGTTGGATTTGTCGTTAATTCAAGCTCAAGTACTGGCTCTATCTATGTCAAGATCGACAACGGCTATGAGATTGATGAGCTTCACAATGTTCGCATTGCCACCGCAACAAACGGTCAGCTCCTTCGCTATAATAGCGCGCTTTCCGTATGGGAGAACTGGACCTCAGATTATATTGTTGAAGGTCAAGTTGGTTTAGTTGGCGCAGAACCTGCTCAAGCGGCTCCCGTTCCTGTTGCTAGCGTGTTTACAAATGCAGACCCGGCAATCGTCCTTGGACAACCAGACGCTTGGGTTGAGATAAATATTCAAGGGACGACTTATAAGTTCCCAGCATATTCTTAATTAAATAATGGACATTCGTAAAGTATCCGTTGGCGCGGACTACAAGTCTGGCGCCATGCATTATATTGTTGACCAAGAAGTTCTTGGCGGGTCGTATAAGATACACCTGATCCAGATGGATAAGGAAAGTGGTAACATAAAAATTTGGGTAGAGAGTAGCGACGAGGTTCTTCTTTGGAAGGAGTTCAATGCCAACATGCCAATATCTATAGAGTATAACATCAATTTTTAAACAACATGAGCAACTTTGACAACTGGATCAGCGACTTGGAGGAAGTACAAACGCCCAATGCATGCAGCATTGACAACCCAGATTGCGAAGGCTGTGGCTCATGAGGTCTCCTCGGTCATTTATTATTAAGCCATTTAACGGGCGCCGGTATGATAACATCAAGGACATCGGCGGCGTAGACTTTATTGTCAGCTCCTCAAAAGAGGACCACAAGGTGTCTAATAGGTTTGCCGAAGTTCAGGAAGTGCCCATTGGTTATGACGGCCCAATCGGGAAGGGAGACCTACTGCTCGTTCATCACAACGTGTTTAAGTTTTACTATGACATGCGCGGCCGTGAGCGCAGTAGCCACAACTTCTTTCAGGACGACACCTTCTTTATTGATGAGGGGCAGTTTTTCTTATACAATGATGGCAGTGAATGGAAGACAACAGGCAAGTACTGCTTTATCAAGCCGGTCGAGACGAAGGACTACTACATCTCTAAGCCCGGATCCGAGGAGCCGCTTGTTGGAACTATCCGCTACATTACAGATGAGCTGATTGCCCATGGCTTAAAGGAGGGAGACGAGATTGCCTTTACCCCTGACAGCGAGTATGAGTTTAATGTTGAAGGCGAAAAGCTTTACAGGGTAAATAGCGGAAACATTTGTATCTTGCTATAATCGACACCACTGAAATTAAATTACAAATTATCAAGGCTGGAGAACGCGCTGTGCGTGAGCTAATTAAGGTTGCACAAGAGGACATTATCAAGCCTAATCCGGACGACGAGCTCGCCGCGGATAGGCTTAAGAATGCTGCCGCCACCAAAAAACTGGCAATCTTTGATGCATTTGAAATTCTCTCCCGCATAGAGGCCGAGCGCTCAGCGCTAGAGTCTCCAGCTGAAGAGGGTAAATCACGAGGAGGCTTTGCAGAACGAAGAGCAAAATAAGATATACGATGTCATCTATGATGTCGTTCCTGCCGCTACGATAAAGTCAAAGAACAAGGCTAAGTCCTGGGTTTATGGCTACGATGAGGAGCATGACATCGTCGTGATATCTAAGGATGGGACCATTGGCGACATCTACAATATAAGTGGTTTACTTGTGGCGCTGCCCAGCCAGCCAGAAAAAGTATATGCCCGCAGCAAAAAACAGGCGGAGCAGTACTGGGAGCCTAACGAATACCCAAAAGAACTCAACAAGATAAAGTCCATATTTGCTTGGCACGACATGTCTTCTGAGTTTAAGAATAGATGGGTCGACTATATTGAGGACGAGTTCGACCGCCGAGACAATGGCTTCTGGTTTATGAACGATGGATGGCCTACGTATATAACGGGGTCCCATTACATGTACCTTCAGTGGACCAAAATTGACATTGGACTTCCGGACTTTCGTGAGGCTAACCGAATATTCTTTATATTCTGGGAAGCTTGCAAGGCTGATGTTCGTTCGTTCGGCATGTGCTACCTGAAGATTCGCCGATCTGGATTCTCCTTTATGGGCTCATCTGAGACTATCAATATAGCTACCATGGCTAAGGACTCTCGTATTGGCATTCTGTCCAAGACCGGATCGGATGCCAAGAAGATGTTTACGGATAAGGTCGTGCCCATCAATAGCAACCTGCCCTTCTTCTTCAAGCCCATTATGGATGGCATGGATAAGCCGAAGACAGAGCTCGCATACCGTGTTCCAGCCTCTAAGATTACAAAGAAGAATATGTCCAACACGGAAGCGGATGACGTAGAAGGGCTGGACACTACCATTGACTGGAAAAACACAGCAGACAACAGCTATGACGGCGAGAAGCTACAGTTGCTGATTCATGACGAGTCGGGCAAGTGGATGAAACCGGACAACATTCTAAACAACTGGCGCGTAACAAAGACCTGTCTTCGATTGGGCTCTAAGATTATTGGTAAGTGCATGATGGGGTCCACTTCTAACGCTCTGGATAAAGGCGGTGACAACTTTAAGAAATTATACTACGATTCTGACATGTCAAAGCGAGGAGCTAACGGCCAGACCAAAAGTGGCCTATACTCTTTATTTATTCCAATGGAGTGGAACTTTGAGGGATATATTGACCGATACGGAATGCCTGTCCTAACTACTCCAGAACGCCCCATAAGCGGTATCGATGGAGGAACCATTAAGATAGGTGCGATTGACTACTGGAACAATGAAGTGTCCTCCCTTAAGTCTGACTCTGATGCGCTTAATGAATTCTATCGTCAGTTTCCGCGAACGGAGTCTCACGCTTTCCGTGATGAAAGTAAGGCGTCTATCTTCAACCTTACCAAAATATACCAGCAGATTGACTACAACGACAGTTTAATAACGGAACACTTTATTACACGCGGCTCGTTTCACTGGCTTAATGGCGAGAAGGACACTAAGGTGGTATGGACTCCCGACAAGCACGGGCGATTTAAGGTCTCTTGGCTGCCGCCAAAAAACTTACAGAACAATGTCCACACGCGAAATGGAATGAAGCTTCCGGGCAATGAGCACATTGGTTCTTTTGGTTGTGACTCCTACGACATCTCTGGCGTTGTTGGTGGCGGCGGGTCTAATGGGGCGCTGCACGGGATGACGAAGTTTCATATGGACGACGCCCCTTCAAATCATTTCTTTTTGGAGTACGTAGCAAGGCCTCAAACCGCAGAAATATTCTTTGAGGATGTACTGATGGCCTGCGTTTTCTATGGAATGCCAGTGCTTGCGGAGAACAACAAGCCTCGATTGCTTTATCACCTTAAGAACCGCGGGTATAGGGGCTTCAGCCTTAACCGTCCAGATAAGCATGCAAGCAAGCTATCCAAGACCGAGCGCGAACTTGGTGGGATTCCCAATACGTCTGAAGACGTTAAGCAGTCTCACGCTTCTGCCGTCGAGTCGTATATTGAAAAGCATGTTGGCATAGATATGGAGGGAACATATAGACCCGTTGACGATATGGGGGAAATGTATTTCACAAGGACGCTTGAAGATTGGGCTCGTTTCGACATTAACAACCGAACAAAGTTTGACGCAACCATTAGTTCAGGTCTTGCCATTATGGCCAATCAAAAGCATATGTATCTGCCTGAGCAAAAGCAATCAAAAATAAGCATTAACTTTGCTAGATATAATAATCGCGGATCACGAAGCGAACTACTACAGTAAATGAAAGAGGTAACTATTAATATATCTCCAAACGGATTTCCTAGTCAGTTTGTATCCGATGCGGAGAAAGCTACTGACGAATTCGGCCTCCAGATTGGACAGGCTATTCAGTACGAGTGGTTTCGCAAGGATGGGAATAGCTCTCGTTACTACGCTCAGCTTCGGGACTTTATGCGTTTGCGGCTATATGCGCGCGGCGAGCAGTCTGTAGCCAAGTATAAAAACGAGTTGGCTATTGATGGAGATCTCAGCTACCTAAACCTTGACTGGACGCCGGTTCCAATTCTACCAAAATTTGTAGACATCGTTGTAAACGGAATGTCTGACCGTTTGTTTACGGTAAAGGCTCACGCTCAGGATGCTGTATCATTAGATAAGCGCACCAAGTTTCAGCGCGAGATTGAGAACGAGATGGTTGCACGGGAGGCCTTGACCAAAATGTCTGAGGCTTTCGGCATTAACCCATTCCAGAACGACCCCATGAAGTTGCCAGAGGACGACCAAGAGTTGTCTCTACACATGCAACTAAACTATAAGCCAGCCATTGAGATTGCCGAAGAGGAAGCTGTCAATACTATTTTGCAGGAGAACCACTATGAGGACATCCGCAAACGTGTTGACTATGACCTTACCGTGCTTGGCGTCGGCATGTCTAAGCAGGAGTTCCTCCCCGGAGATGGCGTTAAGATTAGCTACGTCGATCCGGCAAACGTGGTGTATAGCTACACCGAAGACCCTCAGTTCAAAGACTGCTTCTATTGGGGAGAGATTAAGACGTTGCCCATTACGGAGCTACTAAAGATTGATCAGACTCTAACGAACGAGGACTTAGATACTATTTCAAAGTATAGCCAGAGCTGGTATGACTATTTCAATGTGGCGCAGTTCTATGAGAACGATGTATTCGCTCGCGATACGGCTACCCTCTTGTACTTTAATTATAAGACCACCAAGAAGTTCGTATATAAAAAGAAAGTTCTTGAAGATGGCAACGCTCGTGTCATCGAGAAGGACGACACATTCAATCCTCCGGCAGAGATGATGGAGGAGGGTAACTTCACAAAGATGGAAAAAACCATCGATGTGTGGTACGAGGGCGTCATGGTGATGGGAACAAACATCATGCTTAAGTGGCAGATGATGGAGAACATGGTTCGTCCTAAGTCCGCATCTCAGCATGCTATGCCAAACTATGTAGCAGTAGCTCCTCGCATGTACAAGGGTAACATCGAATCTTTAGTTCGTCGAATGATTCCATTTGCTGACCTGATTCAGATTACGCACCTTAAGTTGCAACAGGTCATTTCACGTATGGTCCCAGATGGCGTATTTATTGACGCTGATGGACTAAACGAAGTCGACTTGGGCAATGGGGCGTCATACAATCCAGAAGACGCACTGCGCCTTTACTTCCAGACAGGTAGTGTCGTTGGACGCTCCTATACTCAGGACGGTGAATTCAACAATGCCCGCGTGCCCATTCAGCAATTGACTGGGAACTCTGGGCAGCAAAAAATGGCTGCGCTTATTGGCAACTACAATCACTACGTGGACATGATCCGTTCGGTCACCGGCCTTAATGAGGCTCGCGATGGCTCTACTCCGGACCCTAACGCATTGGTTGGCGTGCAGAAGCTTGCCGCCCTGAACTCAAACACAGCAACTCGTCACATCTTGGAGAGCAGTCTATACCTGACTCGCACTCTGGCAGAGGCTCTCGCTATGCGCGTGTCTGACATTCTTGAATACTCAGACCAGAAGGAAGAGTTCATCATGCAGATTGGAAAATATAACGTATCTATCCTTGAGGAGATTAAGGATCTATACCTGTACGATTTTGGAATCTTTATTGAGGTCTCTCCAGACGAGGAGCAGAAGGCTCAGCTTGAAGCAAACATTCAGATGGCATTATCTAAGGGTGACATCAACCTAGAGGATGCCATTGATATTCGTGAGGTTAAAAACCTCAAGATGGCAAACCAACTTCTGAAGGTTAAGCGCAAGCAGAAGTATGAGCAGGACCAGTTGTCCGCTATGCAGCAGCAGCAGGCTCAAGCTCAGATGCAACAGCAGTCACAACAGATTGCGGCACAGGCTGCCATGCAGCAGATTCAGGCAGAGACGCAGAGCAAGATGCAGGTCAAGCAGGCAGAGATTGCATTTGAAATTGAGAAGATGCGCAATGAGGCAGAATTTAAGAAGTCACTTATGGCTGAGGAGTTTGGCTACCAGATGCAGCTTAAAGGAGTTGAGGTGTCGTCCTTAAAGCAGCGAGAAGATGAGCGCGAAACGGCGAAGTCAAAACGCATTAGTCAACAGAATAGTGAGCAATCTAAACTTATTGAACAGCGCAAAAACAATTTACCCCCCGTCGACTTTGAGTCTAATGAAGACTCTCTGGATGGCTTTGATTTCGCGGAGTTCAATCCTCGATAATCAATATATTTTTTACTATAACTTTGTCTAATTAAATTAAATCTATGGAAATCAAGGTAAAAGAACTTGGCGAGGTTGAGTCTAAGTCAGTTCAGCAAATTGAAAATGAACTCTTGGCTAAACACGAAGAGTCATTAAATCAAGATCAAGTCTCTAATGACACCCCAGAAGTGGTGGTATCAAAGGAGGAAGAAACAATCCCCTCACTTAGTGAGGAAGACGTTCTTTCATTTATTAAGAATCGCTACAATAAGCAGATTGATTCAGTAGACCAATTGTTCGCTGAGCGCGAACAATCCGTTGACTTACCTGAAGATGTCGCCGCTTATTTGAATTATAAAAAGGAAACGGGACGAGGCATTAAAGACTTTATGAAGTTAAATGAAGACCTTGATGAGTTAAACCCGGATCAACTTATAGCCCAGTACTACGCTAGTACTGAATCTGACCTCGATAACGAGGACATTGAGTTTATGCTTTCAGAGCGTTTCTCATATGACGAAGAGCTCGATGATGAGTCAGATATCAAGCGTAAGAAACTAGCTAAGAAGAAAGAGCTTGCAAAGGCAAAGAAGTTCTTTGAGGATCAGAAGGAGAAATACCGCGCGCCCCTTGAGTCAAGTGGGAGTGTCATTTCTAAAGAAGATGCTGAAGCTTCTAAGGCCTACAGGGAATATATGGCACAGGCTCAAAGCGCCCAAGAGGAGAACCGGAGACGGTACGAATGGTTTGAGCAGAAGACGAACGAGGTCTTCGGTGACGAGTTCAAAGGTTTTGAATTCTCTGTCAACGATAGAACAGTAGTTTACTCTCCTGCTGAGGCTGCGGAAATGAAGAAGGCTCAGTCCGACATCACGAACTTCGTTAAAAAGTACATGAATGAGGATGGCTTAATCAATGACGCCAAGGGGTACCACAAGGCACTGGCCGTCGCGATGAATCCAGAACGATTTGCTAAGTTCTTTTATGAGCAAGGCATGTCTGCTGCGGTTGATGACGTAACGCGAAAGTCTAAAAACATCAATATGGATGTCCGACAATCGCCTCAGTCATTGAACAAGGGTGGCTTCAACGTAAAATCAATGAGTAACGACAGTGGTCGAGGACTCAAAATTCGTTCTAAAAAATAACAAAAAAACAAAGAAAAAATGGCTGGAACAGTCCAAGCAGTACCCGGGTTTGATTTACAACCCAGTGCTGAACAGGTAGCATTGTCTACCAACTACATCACGAACTTCGATTTCTTGAATCAGTATCTTCCCGATACCTACGAGAAGGAGTTCGAGCGTTACGGTAACCGCACCGTAGCATCTTTCTTGCGCATGGTTGGAGCAGAGATGCCCTCTAACTCCGACCTTATTAAGTGGGCCGAGCAGGGTCGCTTGCACACGAAGTACACCAATGTTACTTCCGCTGCTGCCGCTGCCTCTGACACCGCTACATTGACCATCAACGATACGCTTGTTCCCGGAAGTGGAGCTATCGCTATCCGCGTTGGACAAACCATCATGGTGTCTGCCAACGCAGGTGCCGCCACCTTGTACAACAAGGCTATTGTAACTGCTGTTGACACGGCTGCTTCTACGATTGACGTTGCCTATTATGAGGCTGGCGGTCAGACGTTTGCTGCTGCTGCTGCTTGTAGCTTGTTCATCTATGGTTCTGAATTCAAGAAGGGAACTGACGGAATGGAAGGCTCTTTGGAGGCTGACGACGTTATCTTCGAGAACAGCCCCATCATCATCAAGGACAAGTACGCTGTCTCTGGTTCCGACATGGCTCAGATTGGCTGGGTTGAGGTCACCACTGAGAACGGTGCTACCGGTTACTTGTGGTACTTGAAGTCTGAGCACGAGACTCGCTTGCGCTTTGAAGACTACATGGAGACGGCTATGATCGAGGCAGTTCCTGCTGAGGCTGGTTCTGGTGCCGCTGCTGGCGCTGGCGTTACCTACAAAGGTTCTGAAGGTGTATTCTACGTTGTTAACCAACGCGGTAACGTATGGTCTGGTGGTAACCCATCTACTCTTGGCGAATTCGATTCTATCATCGAGCGCTTAGACAAGCAGGGTTCTATTCAGGAGAACGTAATCTTCTTGGATCGTCAGTTCGGTTTCGATATCGACGATATGTTGGCTGCTCAAAACTCCTACGGTGTTGGCGGTACTTCTTACGGTTTGTTCGATAACGACAAGGACATGGCATTGAACCTCGGCTTCACTGGCTTTACTCGTGGTTATGACTTCTACAAGACCGATTGGAAATACTTGAACGATCCCACCATGCGTGGCGGCTTGAATGCAGGCAAGATCAACGGTATGTTGGTTCCCGCTGGTTCTACTACGGTTTATGACCAGATCCTCGGTAAGAACGCTAAGCGTCCTTTCTTGCACGTTCGCTATCGTGCTTCTGAGACTGAAGATCGTCGTTATAAGACTTGGGTTACTGGTTCTGCTGGTGGTGCTTCCACCTCTAGCTTGGATGCAATGGAGGTTCACTTCCTTTCTGAGCGCGCAGTTTGTACCTTGGGTGCTAACAACTTCTTCATCTTTGAAGACTAATCAAAATCTGGGGAGGGGCGTAAAACCCTCTCCCCTTTTTTAATTTTAATCATATCTGAATCATGGAAAAAACGCTCACCCCCGAGGATAAGTCTTATATCCTTCGCCGCAAGAACGCACCGCTATCCTTTATGCTTGCGTCACGCAATTCTCGCCGTAAACCCCTTTTGTACTTTGATGGACAAACAAACCGCGCACTTCGTTACGCCCGTAACCAGCGCAGTCCATTTGAAGACGAGCAGGACGGCAACGCAATCTTGGAGCCTATCGTATTTGAGGATGGCTTCTTGTTTGTTCCTAAAACTAACCCAGTACTACAGTATTTCTTGTCTCTCCACCCCGGATATGGCAGCATCTTTGAGGAAGTAAACTCAGAGCGTGACGCCATGGAGGAAGTGGAACGACTTGACGCTGAGGTAGATGCACTTATTGCAGCTCGATCACTAGATGTTGAGATGCTTGAAAACATCTGCCGCATCATGCTTGGAGGCAAGGTCGATACAATGACTACAGCTGAACTTAAACGTGATGTATTGGTATACGCCAAGCGGAGCCCTATCGCTTTCTTGGAGATGCTCAGCGACCCAACGCTTGACTTGCAGAGTAAGGTTGCTAAGTTCTTTAATGCTGGCATCCTTCGCACCCGAAACAACAACCGGGACGTGTACTTCAACTTGCCAAACAACAAGAGCAAGATGCTGACGGTTCCATTCGGCGAGTCAATGAATTACATTGTGTCGTCATACCTCCAGAGCGACGAAGGCATTGAGACTCTGAAGCTTTTGGAAAACAACCTGTAACGCAGGACTTGTTATACACAGAGAGGGGCCGCAATTTAGCGGCCTCTTTTTTTTAAGTATCTTTGTGAAAACGATTTGAGATGATAAACTCAGTAAGGAATACTGTACTATCAGTAATAAATAAAAACAATTACGGATATATCTCGCCAGCAGATTTCAATCTGTTTGCGAAACAGGCGCAGCTTGACATTTTTGAAGATTACTTTTATAAGATTAATAATCAGATTAACAAGGAGAATGCCCGCATGTCAGGCACTGGTCTTGCTGACGTTACCAAACAACTTGAGGAAGTTGTTTCCTCATTCTCAACATCTGCTGAGCTTTCAAACCTATCTGACAACAGCTACTTTGTGCCAAGTGACTGCTATTACTTAAACGTATTGCAATACAACCCAACTGGCGTTGAGATTGAGCGCATTGAAGAGAGTAAGATTCGTAACCTAACGGCATCGACACTGATGGCTCCAACGACGGCGTTCCCATTGTACGTGTACCGAGCCATTAGCGCATCAGCAATAATCCTTGGCGCAACATCAGCATCTTCTGTAGATGTTTACCCAACAACTATTACCGGGGCCTCAGACGTTAGCGCGTTTTACATTCGCTACCCTAAGGATCCCAAGTGGACATTCCAAACCTTGGCAAACGGAGAGCCTATCTTCAACCAGACTGCGGCAGACTATCAAGACTTTGAGCTCCCTCTTTCGGACGAGCCGTCACTGGTAGTTAAAATCCTTCAGTATGCTGGGCTGTCAATTCGCGAAGGAGACGTTGTCAACTTTGGCAACACAGAGGAGCAGCAAGAAAATATAGCAGAAAAATAAGACATGGCATATCTAACTCAGTATCAGTACTATGCAAACTCAGGCGCATCTCCAGAAGATGTAAACTGGGGCTCATACCAGTACACTAGCCTTTCTGACATCGTCAACAATTTTATGTTGATCTATGCAGGGAATAATGAATTGGTTAATAATATCAACCGATACCAAGTATTGTTTCATGCCAAGCGCGCAATTCAGGAACTCAACTACGACGCGTTCAAGGAGGTCAAAGCCCTTGAGTTAAGTGTTGATAGCCAGCTTCGTTTTGTTTTACCATCTGACTATGTAAACTGGGTACGCATTTCAATGTACAAAGATGGCGTCATCTTTCCGCTGACTGAGAACATTCAGCTCAATAGCGCAGCGGCATATCTTCAGGATCAAAGCGGACGTATTTTATTTGACGAGACGGGGAATATTTTGCAGCCTCAATTCTCTAATCTTGATTGGGCACGAATCACCGGACAACAGAAGAGCATCTACCTCAACGAGAACAATCCTATGTTTGACGGACAGGCCGGATGGAACTTTGAAGGAAGCTGGTACTTCGAGTATGGAATTGGAGCGCGCTACGGCCTTAATACTGAGACCGCAAATGCTAACCCTACGTTCCGCATTGACAAGAAAGCTGGCGTAATTAATTTCAGCTCTGGCATGGACAATCAATTGTGCCTGTTAGAGTATGTGTCCGACGGCATGGAGAGTGGAGACATAAGCGCCATCAGCGTCAACAAGATGTTTGAGGATTATGTATACGCATATATTCGTTATGCCATCCTGTCTGCTAAATTGGGCGTTCAAGAGTATATCGTGAATCGCTCACGCAAAGAGAAGACAGCGCTGCTGCGCAATGCTAAAATCAGAATGAGCAACATCCACCCCGGGCGCCTATTGATGAGCTTACGTGGTCAAGATAAGTGGCTTAAGTAATATGGATATCCAAACAAACTTCATTAAGGGTCGCATGAA